CGGAATGCTGGTGGCACACGTATGTACAAGAACGGTGAGATCAACTACTACATCAAACAGGATCGTACCAAGGCTATGGCTGATGGTTCTGTCCAAAAGGTTGCACCACTCACAGCTATGGGTGTAAAGCACATTGATGAAGCAGATGATGTAGTACGCTCCTTGAACAAATTCATCGACGAGTTCGGTGTTGCTCTTGGGAAGACTAATTTCACTAACAGCTCCCTTGATGCACTCAAAGGAAATGCTAAGATTGACAACCTCATTGCTACCAACAGCAAGTGGAACCCTAGTGTTCACAACTTGGACTCACTCCTGAAGTGGGCTGATGAAGCTGGCGTTGATCTCTCTGCTAAGTTTGACCGTGTACGTAACGGTGAGAAACTCATTGACTCTGATGTAGCTGGTGGTTTTGCTGGTATGCCTTTCGAGATGGCTATGGATGCTCGTGCTCTTAACCCAAGGGCTCGTAGGAACTCTGTTCTCATGGGCTATGGTGGTAAGAAGAATCGTACCATCTCCCCAATGAAGGCTATGGAGAAGTCCACAAGCGAGCTTGTAGCTAACCAGAGTTACCGTGCCTATACTGCCCGTGCAATCAATGGACTACTGAAGTCTGCTGTTCAAGAGGGCGTACTTGAGAACGGTAAAGAGCTTGTCAACATGACACTACGCCAGAAACTGATGAACGCTAAGATCAGGGACATCCCTGGTGCTGGTAGTAAGCTGAAGCTGGAGCAGGAGAAGATTCTCTTCCGTCTTGACCGTAAAGGTCTTGGGGATGCTCAGTGGTCTGAAGTCATGAACAACCTCAGCAACTACCTCTATGGTAAGGGCTTTGGTCGTGGCGCTGATCTGGCTGCTGACATGTCTTCTGTGAACCCTATGACTGCTATGCGTGGTTTCGTCTTTGACGCCAAGCTGGGTCTGTTTAACCCTTCACAGTTGTACGTACAGGCTTCTCAGGTTATCAACATCTTTGCAGTTGGTGGTACGAATGGTCTTCGTGGTGGTGCCCTTTACGGCCCCGTCCGCTTTGCACTACACAACAACAACCCTGCTGTCATCAAACGTATTGGTGAGGCTGTGGCTCCTATCTCTGGTATCTCTGCGGATGAGTTCGTAGACATGGTGTCGATGTTTAAGGATCACGGTCGTTCCATGATTGGTGTATCCTTGGCGGAGTTCGGTACTGATGCAGCTACAGCCTCCAGTGTCTTTGGTGAGACTGTAGGTTCTGTCCGTAAGGCAGGCCGTTTCTTCTTTAACGAAGGCGAACTTGTTGCACGTACAACTGCATGGAATACAGCCTACGTTGAGTACTTGGCTAAGTTCCCCGGTAAGAGCCCTCGTAGTCAACAGGGTGTGAACTGGATCATGAACCGTCAGGACATCCTTACTCAATCCATGAGTGGGGCTAGCCGTACAAACCTTGATCGCTTCCCGTTCACTCAGTTTATGTCTTACCAGTTCCGTATCAACGAGGCTATCTTTGCTGGTAGTTTTGGTGGTAAGGCAGTCCTTACTGGGGCTGAACGCCTTCGTCTTGCTGCTACCCACACCGTGCTCTTCGGGGCTAGTGGTTGGGCTGTTGCTGGCACTGCTATGGACTACTACAACTACCGCAATGGCACTGATCTGGATGAAGGAACCTACCGTGCTATCCGTAAGGGTGCCATGGACTACCTTCTTTCTGAGATCAGTGGTGTGGATACTTCTTTGTCCTCACGCCTTGGTTCTGGTGACAACATGTTCATGCTTATGAAAGACATGGGTGAGAACAACATCTTTGAAACACTTGGTGGTCCATCGCTGGAAGTTGGTGGTGAAGCACTGCGGGTTATCCTTGGTGGTGCTAAGAACTTGGCTAAGGGTGTTACTACTGGTGACTTTGAGGACGCAGGGGCAAGCCTTGGTCGTTTTGCTCGTACATTCTCTACAGGCAACCAAGCCTACAATGCCTACATGGCATATAATGTTGGGCAGTATCTTACCAAAGACAACGCACTCTTAGACAACGGTCTTACAGACATGGAGTCGATCTTTATCTCCCTTGGGGTTCCCCTCGAGGATCATGAGGAAGCCTTCAAGTTCACTAACTTTGCTAAGTTTGAGAAGTTGTTGTTGGGTAGTACAATCAAGAGTGTCCAGAAGGAATGGAACTTGGCTAACGCGCAACTAGACCGTGGTGAATTTAATGAAGCCAGTGAGACCATGAAAGGTATCGCACTTCTTTACCACTCACTACCACTACACGATAGGTCTGTAGTTGAACGTGAAGTTCGACGTAGCGGAGGCACTATTGTAGACAACCTTACACTACGGGCCATGCAACACAGCACTGCTCGTGACTTTAATACAGAGGAAAAGTAAATGGCAGGATTTGCACCAACATTTGAGGGTAGTATGGGCATCGAGCAGCCTATAGCAGCTCCTACCAGTAGCTTGGGGACAGCCATTGATGTGATCAACATCTTCGCTAAGAACGCCCCCAAAAGCACCTCAACCCGTGCCCCCAGTGAGGACGAGCGTAACGCTGCTCTTTGGACCAGCACGATGGGTGATAAGGACTTTGCTAGTGCCTCTGTAGGTGACTTGCAGAAATTCCAGAGGATTCACCCATCCGCTGGCGCTTGGGCTTACACTCAGGCTGAAGGTGTCCGCAACCAGAGCCTAGAAGCCTACGATGAGAGCATCAGCACTGAGCAGAAGATTGATGCCTCTTGGGCGCAGTCTCCAGCAGGTCAACGTGCCTCCATGCAAGCGGCTCAACTTGACGACCCAGCTAAGGCTACTACCCTGCTTGCACAAGAGCGGGCTAAGTATATTGAGAATGCTGCTCGTTCGGAAGAGCTAACGCAGGAGACTCAGCAGTACGGGGTCAATGATGCTCGTCGTGAGGAGATGTGGAAACTGGAGGCATATGACCTCACAGCAGGTACAGACATTGTCTCTACAGCATTTACGGACGCTATTGAGTCCATGCAGCTAAACCCAGGCTCCTCTATCAACCTTGACGAAACAGGCATTACAGCACAGATACATCAACTAGCAGGAACTGTAATGACCACTTCTAACGCACCTGAGGTCTTGAAGGAGTTCCGTGCAGCTTACAAGGCCGTCCAGACTAAGCGTATTGCTAATGTTCGTGGTATCACTCCTGGTGAGGTTGGTGTAATGCCCTCTGATGTAGAGTCTGCAGTCTTCGGGCGTATGGATACTCTAATCACTTGGGCTGAGAAAGAACTTGACCCTACTACAATCAAGTCCCGCCTTGAGAACACTGCCTTCAACTCTATGGTCGAAGCTGGTGTACCTCTCGAGGCTATCGCTTCCATCTCCATGGCCACAAAGGGCAACCCAGAACTACAAGCTGCTGTCATGTCCTCTTTGACTGGGGATGTTGGCAACCTGCTTGAGTTGTATAAGGGTGGTTCCTTTGAGGAGGCTCGTGTAGCTGCTCGTGATCTTTCTGCTAAAGAGCGTAACCGTTCCTTTGCTGGATTCAGTGAACTTGCTAAGGTTTGGGGTGGTACATCTACTACTGGCTCTATCTACGAGGAAGTGAATCAGGTTGAACGTGATCTTAACTTTGGCTCCGCTACTATGGCTGCTATGGATGTAGCTACTACGGATGCTGAGGCCTCTGGTAAGCCTGTCCGTTTTGGCCCTAACTTCTACAAGAACAACGTAGAAGCTGTAGCGTCTAACTTTGATGCTGCTGCTGCTGCTAACCCACAGTTCGCTCCTGCTGTAGTGAAGAGCCTTTCCTCTGATCTTAACATGCAACTGCAAGAAACTAACCAGAAGGCTAATGCTGAGGGCTACCGTATCTCTACGGACACCTCAGGTAAAGTGTTCCTCGCCCCTACTGATGAGACACTCTCCCGTATTGCTGAACTTGAGGCTGAGATTTCCCTTGCTGAGAAACAGGAGCAAGCCCCTGCTGGTGAAGTGAGTCGTGGTTTTGTTACCAAAGAGGCTGTAATCAGCCCTCTCATCCAAGAGATTGAAGACCTCAAGACACCACCTTCCATCCCGCTTGATGATATTCAATACAAGTGGAGTGTTCTTGGTAATCTTGGTAAGGTTGGTAGTGAGGTACGTGCAATCGCTGGGGCTTCCTTTAACCTTGAGGTCGATGCTGGTGTAGCTAAGGAAGCCAAGGCTGCTCTTGCTGAAACTACCACTGCTGTAGCTAACGGGTCTGTAGCAAATAGCTTGGGTATCGACTTTGGAGCTATGGAGTCTGAGGCAGGTTTGCCTTCAGGTTTCCTTGAGCGTACTGCACAGATCGAATCTGCAGGTAACCCTGCTGCAAAGAACCCCAAATCCTCTGCGGGTGGTCTCTTCCAGCAAATTGATGCAAATGCCAAAGAGTTTGGTGTAGCTGATAGGTTTGACCCTGTCCAGTCTACAGAAGGTGCTATCAAGTTTGCATTGCAGAACAAACGTATCCTTTCAAGGGCACTTGGTCGTGACCCAACAGCAGCAGAACTATACCTTGCACACCAGCAGGGTGGCGGAGGAGCTAAGGCTCTGTTGGCAAACCCTGATGAAAGTGCACTGTCAGTACTCACAGGCCTTTATAAAGGGAATGAGGATAGGGCACGTGACGCCATAAGAAACAATGGCGGGGCCCTAGACATGACAGCGGGTCAGTTTGCAAACATCTGGATCAATAAGTTCAATAAGGGTGGTTTCGCACCAGGTGTCCCTCAGGTAACTACTACTGAACTTGGGGAAAAGACTTCTGCGCCTACAACATCCATTCGACCAGAGGCTCGTCCTGCTGGTGTTGGTAGTTCCACTTCTGCGCCTACAACATCTGTTCGACCAGAGGCTCGTGCGACAAGTGAAGGCGAAGCTACTGACCAACCTACTGGGGGGAGTATCCCGTTTGAGCGGATTAAGGAATCTATTGCAAGCGCAGAAACTACACCAACTATGATTGCAGAACTAGAAGCATTCCTTGAGGAATTGAAAGGTAAGAAATGATACAAGCACTATTACAGGCCCTTCAGCCCTTTCTGGCAGGGCTAGGCACTAAAACAACGGGAGGGGCCTCACAGGGCCTCTCTGGGGCTCCTACGGGCGTTAAAGACGTAGAGCTCATCAAGGAGTCTGAGGGGCTACGCCTAGAGGCTTACCTACCTACTCCGAATGATGTCTGGACTATTGGCTACGGCCACACCAAGACTGCTAAGAAGGGCATGAGGATTACACTTGCTGGAGCTGAGGCTCTGCTATACCAAGACCTTGCATGGGTAGAGGCTGCGATTGACACGTACGTCCAAGTCCCACTAAACCAGAACCAGTATGACGCTATTGCATCTTTCATTTACAACGTAGGTGCTACAGCCTTCCGTAAGTCTACTATGCTCAAACTACTGAACGTTGGAGACTACGATGGGGCTGCTAATCAGTTTCCCCGTTGGAATAAGCAGAAGGGTAAGGTCTTGAACGGACTTACCAAGAGACGCCAAGAAGAAAAAACTTTATTCAAGAAGTGAGACTACCAATGGACCATGACGACATCAAGGAACAAATCTCCGGTCTAAAGGAGCGATTGGCGTTTCTTGAACAAGAACAACACAGGATCGACATTCAATTGGTAGAAATCAAATCTGATCTGCACTACATCAAATCTGGACAAGACAGCCTCAACAGCAACCTATCAAAGTTCCTGTGGATTGTGGGTGGGGGCTTTCTTGCAGCTGTAGTTAGCTTTATTATTAAGGGTGGCCTAAATGGACAATGAAACAAAGAATATCCTAGTGAGTAAGACCTTCTGGGTAAACGTAATCACTTTCGTGGTAGTTATTCTAAACCGCAACACGAAGGTAGTGGACCCACTACTAATTGAACCACTGGCTGTAGTTATCCTGCCATTCGTAAACATTGGCCTTCGGGCTGTAACTAAAGAAGCTGTAAGGCTGAGGGGTAAGTGATGTGGCTGATCGGGTTTGTTGGGTCAAAGGTGGGACGCCTTGTGGTTGGTGTCTTGGGTGTCTTGGGTTCGATCCTGTTAGTCTTCAAGGCTGGCCAAAAGGACCAGAAGCAGAAGCAAGAGATCAAGGACTTAGAGTCCTACAAGGAAACTAGGGAGGCGATTGATGAAGTACCTGTTAGCACTGACGTTGATACTGCCCTTAAACGGCTGTCTAAGCGTAAAGGGGTCCGATTTTGATGCTTTGTGTAGCATCCCCCTACCAACGGTAAGTCGTAGTGACACCGATCAGACAATCATAGAAGTAGATAACTTCAGGGCTAGGTGGGAGGCTGCATGTAATGCCAGTTAGAAAAGTAAAGGGCGGCTACAAGTGGGGGGACAAGGGCAAGGTCTACCCTTCCAAGGACCAAGCATTGAAACAGGGGCGGGCTATTAAGGCCTCGAAGAAAAAGAGGAAGAAGTAATGCCAGCTAAGAAGCGTGACTACAAGAAAGAGTATGCCAACTACCAAGGTAAGCCAGAGCAGAAGAAGAAGCGGGCCTCCCGTAATGCTGCACGGGCCAAGATGGTAAAGGCTGGTAAGGC